GGCGGTGTGGAGTGGCTGACCCACCCCATCGGCCCGCGCGACAGCCTCCAGGTACTGGCCCGGGCGGGGCTGGAGGCCCGGCCCACCAGTGACGGCGACTACGAGATCTACGGGCAGGAGCGATGGCCCCAGCGAGATCAGGCCCGGCTCATGGGCTGGCTGCGGCGCTTCGGCCAGTGGGTCTGGCAAGCGCTGTACGACAAGGAATTTGCCCCGCCGAACGGCAGGGCGATGTGAGAGGCGGGGTCCCCGGAAGGAGCTGTAACTCCACCGGGGACCGGATGTGTGCTCATCCGGCCAGACAATCCGACCCCGTGCAATTAAGATGCACGTTGAACCTAACAGGAAACTGACGGATGGAAAAGCTGAAACTGGAGTATTGGCCTGTGGATCGTCTGCGTGTCTGCGCGCGTCCTTTGCGTGACAACGACGCCTGCGTCGAGCGGATGGCCTCTGCCATGAGCCGCTTCGGATGCCGTATCCCCTTGCTGGTGCGGGCCGACGGCGAGGTGGTGGATGGACATCTGCGTCTCAAGGCTGCTCGGGCGCTGAGCTTTGCCAGTGTGCCCGTGCTGCTGGTGGACGACATGGATGACGCGCAGATCCGGGCGTTCCGCTTGCTGGTCAATCGCTCCGCAACATGGGCGAAGTGGAACGAGGGGGAACTGTCCCAGGAACTGGCTGAACTGAGGGCTATGGACGTAGATCTGGAGATCACCGGCTTCGAACCGCGCGAGCTGGATCGCTTCTTGAAGGCTGCGGCCCTGGATGACGACGATGTGCTGGATACTGCCCCGGAAGCGCCTGCGCGACCGGTGAGCCGTCCGGGAGACCTGTGGCTGTTGGGCGGCCACCGTCTGCTCTGTGGCGACGCCACCCTGCCGGAGTCTTACGCGGCTCTCATGCAGGGCATGGAGGCTGATATGGTCTGGACGGATCCGCCGTACAACGTGGCATATGAAGGGAAGGCCGGGAAGATCAAGAATGACGCCATGAGCGACCAGGACTTCGCGGCTTTCCTGCAGCGCGTCTTCCGCCAGATGGTGACCGGTGTGCGCAAGGGCGGGGCCGTATATGTGGCCCACGCTGATGCTGGCGTGCTGGGCGTGACTTTCCGCCAGGCCTTCATCCAGGCTGGCCTCAAGCTGGCCAGCTGTTTGATCTGGAGAAAAAACTCCGGGGTGCTCTCGCGAGCTGACTACCACTGGCAGCATGAGCCAATCCTCTATGGCTGGCGGCCTGGAGCGCCACATGTGTGGTTTGGCGACCGCAAGCAGACCACCGTGCAGGACGCATTCCCGGCCGCGGTACGTGAGGATGGTGACGTCCCCTGCTGGCACATCATGGATGGTGAACGCATCGTAAGGATCAGCGGCAAGGATGTGCATGTGGAAGTCCTGGCTGGCTCTGTATTCTGCGAGCCAAAGCCCCAGCGCAATAGCCATCACCCGACGATGAAACCGGTGGCCCTCATCGAGCGGATGCTGACCAACAGCAGTAAGCGTGGCGGCATGATCCTGGACCCCTTTGGGGGGTCTGGCTCCACGCTTATGGCCTGCGAGCGTCAAGACCGTATCTGCCGGACGATGGAGCTTGATCCACGCTTTGTGGATGTGATCATCCGCCGTTGGGAAGATGCCACTGGACGTGAGGCGTTGCTGGAAGATGGCGTGCGTCCCTTTGTCGAGGTGGCCCTCGAGCGTGGAGGTGATCATGCCTGATGATGATCTGCTGCGTCTGGCCAGGCAGTCTGCAGAGACAGACCTCCCGTTCCTGCTTCGCGCCAAGGAAGAGGCGAAGAAGCGTATGAAAGACAATCCTACTCCGGAGAACGTGGGTGGCTTCAGACGTGCCCGAGAAGAGCTTGAAGGTGAACTGGCGCGGAGGCAGGGGCAGACGTCCATCCGCGTCTATAAAACGCAGCTGGATGCCGTGGCCTACCTGAAGGACGCGGGCTACAAGTGCAGCAAGAGCCAGTTCAACCGGGACGTGAAGGCCCGCAAGGTCCCCCGGACCCCGGAAGGCTGGTTCGATGAGACCGCCCTGCTGGGCTATGCCAATGCCAATCTGACGCCAGCCGGTCAGGTGGCGGACCGGCAGCTGGCCGATGCCACCACCAGCCGCCTGTCGGCAGACGCGCAGCTCAAGCGCTACCAGGCGGAGCGGGCGCGCCTGAAGCTGGAGAAGGAGCAGGGCCTGCTCATGCCCCGGGCTGAACATGAGCGAGATCTGGGCGCCCGCGCCCTGTTCTTCAGGAACGAGGTGCGCAACTTCATCCACCTGCATGGCGCCACCCTGATCCACCTGGTGGGCGGCGATGAAGGCCGGCTGCGCGAGCTGGTGCAGTGGTGGATGGAGACCACGGAGATCTGGATGGATGCCTGGAGCGGCGAGAGGGAGTTTGTGGTCAACGAAGAAGACGACGGTGCGGATGCGGATGCGCCGGGTGAGGAGGATGCGTGAAGATCCGGTTTTGTGAGGCCGAACGCCGGGTATTTGCCAGGCGTGAAAAGCTGACCGTCTCGCAATGGGCCGGCAAGTACCTGATCGTGCAGGACGGCATCTACCGCGGCAGCCCGCTGCGGCTGGATGTATCGCCCTTCCTGCGCGGTCCCATGGACGCCTACTCACGTCCAGGTGTGCGCGAGGTGGTGGTCTGCGGTTCCCTGCAGGTAGGCAAGACGCTGCTGCTCTATGCCTGCCTGGGATGGTCCATGGACTACCGTCCGGGCATCAAGATGCTGGCCATGCCCACCCGCGAGTCCCGCGACCGCGTGGTGGAGAAGAAACTGCGGCCCATGCTCCAGGGCAGCCCCGTGCTGCGGCGCATGGTAGCCAAGTACCGGCGCGAGAACATCCTGCTCAAGGACGGCACCAGCATCGAGCTGGCCACGGCCGAATCCCCCAGCCAGCGCGCGTCCATCACAGTGCAGGATCTGTTCGTGGACGAAGAGGATCTCTACAGCCGCAGCGGGGACTCCTCCCCTCTGGAGGATTTCAAGGGCCGCACGCGCTCCTACGGCGACTTCGCGAAGATCATCCGGGCCTGCCAGCCCAAGGGGGACGAAAGCTCGTCCATCTGGACAGGCATCACCAGACAGGTGGACCAGCTCATGTGCTACGAGGTGGTCTGCCCTGCCTGCCGTCATCAGCACCTCATGGACGTGGACCGGATCGTGGTCCCCGACGGAGAGACGGACCCGCGCCTGATCCGCTCCCGCAAACTGGCGCGGTACCGCTGTCCGCATTGCCAGTACCTCTGGAGCGATCATGCCCGCGACCTGGCTGTGGCCTCCGGGCGCTGGCGCCCCTATGTCTGGACCGGGGCGGCCTTCGAACCCGGTCCGGACATCAGCGATGCCCGCAGCATCGGCTTTCACCTGCCCGCGGTCCTGTCCCGTTTCGTCAGCCTCTCGGATCTGGCGGCCCGGCGCATCCTGGCCGGGAGCGATGACCCGGCCCAGCAGCGCCAGTACCACAATGACGACCTGGGCATGCCGTGGTCGCCAGTGGAACTCCAGACCGATGTGGACCGTCTGCTGGAGCTCCGTGATCCGCACCTGCCGCCGCGCACGGTGCCTCACGGCGCGGTGGCCCTGACCTGCGGCATCGACGTGCAAAAGCGTGGCTTCTGGTATCTTGTCCGGGCGTGGATGCCGACCATGGCCAGCTATGTCATCGACTACGGCTACCTGGGCAGCTGGGATGACGTCCAGGCCCTGGTCTTCGACACCTACTACCCGGTGCAGGGGCCTGACGGCAGCGACGTGGGCGAGCGCATGCCCATCTGGCGGGCCTGCATCGACTCCGGCGGTACCGAGACCGAAGGCGTCTATACCCGTACCGAGGAGGTCTACATGTGGGTGCGGGCCAACGGCTGCGGCGTGGTTTATGCCTGCAAGGGCGCCAGCCGCCCGCAGGCCGCACCGGTACGCTGGGTCGTCCGTGAGCGCATGCCGCACAATGGCCGCCCCATCCCCGGCGGCCTGCGGCTCTACCTCATCGACAGCGGCGCCTTCAAAACCACGGACATGGGCCGCATGCTCAACCAGGACAGCCGCCAGCCCCTGCGCTTCCATGCCGGGGCTGATGAAACGCTGGCTTCGCAGCTGTCGGCAGAGCGCATGGTGCGCAAGAACGGGAACCTTGTCTGGGTCCGGGAACACAAGGACAACCACCTGCTGGACTGCCTTGTGCTGTCTGCCGCTGCAGCGGATGCGTCGTGGACGCCCAGCCTGCCGCACTATATACTGCAACTGCAGTCACAGGCCCGGATGCAGACCACGATACAGAGGCCTAGAGCAAAGAAACGCCCGCAGCCAGAAGCTGTGGAACACAGATGGTAAACATGCAGGAGGAAAACATGGCTTTTGTAACAACTGATGGCGATGCTTCTGGTGGTGCAGCTTTGCGTGTGTCATATGAAACGCAGCATCTTCGTGGGCTCAAAGCGATTTCTGGGTATATCGGATGCTCGGAGAATACGCTGAAGCTCTATATCCGTGATCACGGATTTCCTGCCACAAAGGTCGGTGGAGGATGGGTGAGCGACAGTGAGAGCATTGATCGCTGGCGTCGAAACAAGATCGCAGGAAGATGAATAATGCAGTATGGAGATGGTTGAGGCCAGCACATCAAAAAAACATCAAAAAACATCAAAAAACGTCAAAAAACATCAATCCTTGCCCGAAGGATTTTTTTCACGCTACCCCCATGCAAAAGCGATGACCGTTTTTGCATGGGGGTTTTGCTATGGCCGGATACTGGAGAGATCTCTACGAAAAGATGCGGGAGGACCTGCAGTCTCCTGCGTTCCGCCAGTTCGGCAGTTACTCCATCGCCGGTCGCAGTTTCTCCTATCGCAGCCTTGACGACTTCCGCTCCCTCCTGGACTGGGTCAAGCGCGAGGCGGACAAGGAAGACGGCATCGCGCCCTATCGGGCTCGGCGCGTGGCTCGGAACGGAGGGCGGGGATGATGCGTCCTGTCGGCAGGGCCGCCCGGCGGCCACCCCTTAGCTGCATCGGCAGGCAGGCCCGGCAGGCTCGCTCCGGCTACAGCGGAGCGGCCAGTCCGCGGGGCATCGGCAACTGGATGCCCGCCAACGCGGATTTCAACCAGCTGCTGGGCATGGACAGTGGACGCATGCGTGCCCGCGTGCGTGACCTCGTGCGCAACTTCCCGCCCTTCGCCCGCGCCGTCAATGCCATGGTGGCCTTCACCGTGGGGAGCGGCGCCCGCTTCCAGTCGCTGGCCACCCTGCCCGACGGGAGTCCGGACATACCCACCCGCAAACGCATCGAGGATCGCTTCCGGGCCTGGATGGAGCATGCCGATGTGGCTGGCCGCCTGCACTTCTACGAGATCCAGCAGCTCTGCAAGCGGCAGGAGTGCGAGTGCGGCGAGTACCTGCTGCGCTTTGCCCGCCCGCGGGACAGGCGCCGCGGTCTGCTGGGCCTGCAGATCTACGAGCCGGAGAACCTGTCCAGCTGGCGCATCGAAGGTCAGGAACCGGACAGCGATATCTGGCAGGGCATCGAGTACGACATCTGGACCGGTGAGCCCTTGGCCTATCATTTCCAGACCGTCTTCGGCTGGGAGCGCCAGCTGCGGACGTGGCGCGAGCCTGCCTTCAACGTGCTGCACGGTTTCCAGACCCTGCGTCCCGGCCAGCTGCGCGGCGTGACCCCCTTTGCCCCGGCCATCCTCATGGCCAGGGACATGGGCGACTACACCACGGCAGAGCTGGGCGCGGCAAAAATGGCCGCCAAGTGGCTGGCCTTCGTCAGCAGCGGCGATCCGCAGTTCTCCCAGCTCACCCGTACGCCGGGCGGCCTCTCCGGGGCGCTGCGCGAAGAGGTGGAGAGCCTCGAGGACATGACCGTCGAGTACCTCAATGACGGCGAGCAGGTAAATTTCGCGCCGCCCAGCCAGCGCCCGGGCGACAGCTTCGACCGTTTCGTGCGCCATACCTTGCGCATGGTCGCCATCTGCATGGACCTGCCCTACGAGATCCTTTCCGGCGACTACACGTCCATCAACTATTCCACCAGCAAGGCCAGCCGCAACGACTTTGCCATGTTCCTGGTGCCCCACCAGTTCCGGGCCGAGCAGCATCTCATCCGCCCCGTGTTCCGCCGCTGGCTGGACTGTGAGGCGCTGACCCAGGACTACCTGCCCGGCTACTGGCAGGACAAAAGCCGCTATCAGCGGGCCATGTGGATACCCGCGGGCATGCCCAGCGTGGACCCCCTGCGCGACGGCAAGGCGCAGATCGACGGCATCAACGCGGGCATCCTGTCTCCCCAGATGGTCATCCTTGGCGATGGTCGCGACCCCGAGGAAGTGGTGGAACAGCGCGCCGCCTGGGCCCGTCTCTGTGCCGCGCACGGTATCAATGCCACCACCGGCGCCGTGAGTACCTCGCTGGCCAATAACCCCGCCAAGCTGGGCGCTGTCGAGAGCGCCGAAAAATAGGAGGCATCCCCATGTCGTTTGTCACCCGTGCAACCCCTCTGGGCGATGGGCGCCCGCTGACGCTGGACGAATCAGCCCGATCCGTGGAGGTGGTGGCCTCCACCCAGGCACCCGTCACCGTATTTGACTTTGAGGAATGGCAGCCCGTCCGCGAGGTCCTGCTCATGAGCGGCTGCCAGATACCCGAGTCCGGCCGGGTGCCCCTGCTGGACTGCCACAGCCGCGAGCATGCCGGGGACATCGTGGGCAGCTTTGACCACATCCGAGTGGAAGACGGACCGCAGGGCCCGCAGCTGGTGGGCCGGGCCGTCTTCTCGGCTACCCCGGATGGCGAGGCCCCGTTCCGCAAGGTGGTGGAGGGGCATCTCACCGATGTGTCCGTGGGCTACGACGTGATCGCGTATCAGCGCATCCGGGCGGGCGAGGTGGCCGTCATCGAAGGGGTCACCTACGAAGGCCCGCTGCGTGTGACCACGCAGTGGCGCCTCCTGGAGCTGTCCTGTGTGCCCGTCGGCGCGGACAGCTTTGCCAAGATGCGTTCCGCCATCAACAACCTGCAACCTGCCCGGAAGGGCAAAAAGGAGAGAGTCATGTCCAAGGAATCCGGGCAGCATGAGCGCGGCAAGATCGCGGCCAGACTGCGCGCCCTGCTGGGGCTGCGTGAAGATCCTGAAGAACAGCCTGCGCCTGAAGAAGAGCCCCGCCAGGCCGTGGTCACGGATGGCTCCGGGACCACGGTGGAGCCTGAACAGCTCGACGATGCCGAGCTGGATCAGCTGGTAGACGACCTGGGCGCCCTGCTGGACGAAGCCGAGGCCGAACAGGAGGGCCGTGAAGATCCCCAGCAGCCGGAAGATGCCCAGCGCGAGGGCGGTGATGACAAAAACGCCTGCCGCAGCGCCGTGCTGGCCAGGCTCATGGCCAGCCTTACCCCGGGGCAGCGTCAGCGTTTTGGCCAGCAGCTGGAGCGCCAGCGCATCCGCGGTATCCGGGAACTGGCCCGGAGCTTCCAGCTCTCCCCGGATCAGGAAGACAAACTGGTTTCCTCGGGCATGAGCCTTGGCCGTGCCCGCAAACAGGTGGAGGACATCGTGGCACAGCGCCAGAATTTCGGGCCCGGCTACCAGGTCGTGAGCGTGGGCCGCACTGAAAAGGAATCTTTCCGTGCTGCCGTGCAGGACAGCCTGCTGCTGCGCTGCGGCACCAAGCTGGAAAAGCCCGCACCCGGTGCTGATGAACTGCAGGGCCTGACCCTGCGCGAGATCGCCCGCGAGATGGTGATCCGCTCCGGACAGCGTGCCGGTGGTGACATCCGCACCATCGTGGGCCGCGCCCTGACCACCACGGACATGCCCCAGCTGCTGGTGGAGACCAGCCGCCGCACGCTCATGGAGGCCTACGAGCAAGCCCCCGAGACCTGGCGCGACTGGTGCGAGACCGGCACGGCCACGGACTTCAAGGCGGGCAAGGCCCTGGGCCTGGAAGGCGACGTGGAGTTGAAGAAGATCCCCGAGTACGGCGAATACACCGACGGCCGTCTGGCTGAAAATGCCGAGGAATACCGCGTGGAGACCTTCGGCCGCAAGTTGGTGATCTCCCGTCAGGCCATCATCAACGACGATCTGGGCGCCCTTACCGACATGCCGCGAATGTACGGCGAAGCCTGCGCCGCTCTGGTGGGTGATGTGGCCTACGCTGCCCTGATCGATGTGGCCCTCAAGATGGGGGACGGCAAGCCCCTGTTCGACAGCGCCCACCACAACCTGTTCACCGGCAAGGGCGGCGCGCCCACGGTCGAGAATCTGGGCGCTGTGGTCACCGGCATGGAACTGCAGCAGGACAGCTTCGGCAGGGTGGTCACCATCCAGCCCCGCTTCTTCATCGCGCCCATCGCCCTCAAGACCACCTGCGAGTCGTTCTTCAATACGCAGATCACCGGCGGGCCGGTGGTGGGCACGCAGGCACAGCCGCTGGTCCATAATCCCTATGGCGGTGAATTCTTCCGGCGCATCTATGACCGTCGTCTGGATCTGGATGCGGCGACCACATGGTATCTGGCCGCGGCCAGATCCACGGTCAAGGTCTTCTTCTTGGGCGGCGTGCAGGCTCCCTACATCGAGAGCCGCGACAATTTTGACACCGATGGCTTCGAGACCAAGGTCCGCATGGACGTGGGCGCCAAGGCCCTGCGCTGGATCACTCTCGCCAAGGCCACGGCATAGCAAAGGAGGACAACATGCAAAACTCCCGTTCCATGGGCCGCTGTATCCACCATACTCCCAGCAAGGCCGTGCTGGGCGGTGAGCTGGTCGTGCTCACCGGCATGGTGGCCGTGGCCAGTACCGATATCCCGGCGAATGTCGAGGGGGCCTGCGAAGTGGAGGGCGTCTTTGCCCTGCCCAAAAAGGCCAGCGAGACCCCCAAACAGGGCGCCCCCCTGTACCTGGCCAGTGACAACACGCTGACCACGACGTCCGGGACGCAGTTCGTGGGCACGGCCTGGGCCGATGCCCAGGCCAATGACGCCACTGTGCTCTGCCGCATCAATTTTGGCTACGGCGTGGCCGCTGCGGCTGCCGCTGCTGCCGCCGCAGCCGAACAGGGCAGCTAACCCACCACCCCTCCTCGCACCGGGTCGCGTGCCTCCGGGGACGCGACCCTCACAGGAGTCCTTATGGATCAATCACGCCTGATAGACCTGGCCTTCGATTTCTGCATGCGAGCGGAAGGCAACGCCACCTACACCGATGACCCCGACGACGCGGGGGGGGCCACCAAATTTGGTCTGGCCCTCAACTACAACCGGGATGTCCTGCCGGACAAAAATGGGGATGGTTACATCAATGCCGCCGATGTGCGTCTCCTGGAACGCGAGGACGCCCGCCAGGTATGGGAGCGCGTCTACTGGCGCGGCAATGGCTGCCACCTGCTGCCCGATGCGCTGGCCTTCATCTATGCGGACATGGTCTTCAATCCCGGCCCGGGGGCGGCCCCGAAGCTGCTGCAGCAGGCGCTGCGAGGGCTGGGCTGTTCCGTGGCCGTGGATGGCATCATCGGCGCCGAGACCAGGGAGGCCATCGGTCGCTGTGATCCCGGCGAGCTGCTGGTGGAGCTGACTGCGCAACGCCTGCGCTACTACGGCACACGCTCCAAGTATCCCAAGTACGGGCTGGGCTGGGATCGCCGGTCCGTATGGTGCCTGCGTACAGCGCTGGGCATCTGGTCGGGAGAGATCCAGTGAGCCCGCTGCAGACCATGGGGCTGGTCGGCGCCCTGCTGGCAGCAGGGCTTGCCGTCTACTACCTGGGAGTGGCCCGGGAAGAGGCCGAACAACTGCGGGAGTCCCTGCATATAGGTACGACCCAGACCAGGGCCACGGAAAGCGCCCTGTCCGAGTTGGAAAAATCCCGCCGGGAGGCGGCTGAAAAGGAGCGGGAATATGCCCGTGCTGCAAAGGCTGCTGCTGATCTGCCTCTTGAGCAGCGTTTTGGCGAGTATGACCGCCTGTTCGACGCCATCGAGGCTGGTCGTGGCGAGCCCGCCCCCTGAGTTGCTGGAAGATTGTCCGCCCCCGGCCATCTCCCGGGAGGTATTGCCCGCCATTGCCGCGGGCCGGGCGGATGACGCCGGGCGGGCCTATGTCGATTATGTGCTGACCGTAGAGGCGGCGTGGAACGCCTGCCGTGATCGTCAACGTGCGCTGCGGGCCTATGTGCGCCGCATGGAGGCCCTGCATGATCCGTCCTGATCCCGATGATGATACCAGGCGCGACCGGATGCCCCGTGGCTGGCAGGATGACCGCTGGAGCCGTGACGGCTGCGGCTGGGATGGCTGGCAGGCGAGCGGCTGGAATGGGCGACCGCGCCCCCGGATGCGCCTGCCCCGGCCGCTGCGTATGGCGCTGCTGGCGATCCTGTGTCTGTTCGCGCTGCTGGCCGCTGTCGATCTGGCCCTGACCATCATTGATCCCGACAGGCCCATGCATGTGGCCCAGCTCATCCTGGGGCCGCTCCTGCGTCTGTCCGGCCTGTTTACCTTGGGGATGTGATATGGCCGCACCTCTGACCTATGCGGAAGTTTCTGCCGCCATGGGGGCCCTCCTGATGCTTTTTGTCGGCCTGAGCCTGCGCGAGCTCATCGCACTGATGCGCCAGATCCTGACCCGTCAGCGTGAATGTCCCACACTCTATGCGGACCGCGAACGCAACGACAAGGCCCACAAGGAATTTTACGACGGCATGGAGGATCTCAACGTGCGCGTGACCCTGCTGGAAAAGGAACATAGACCGCGCTGTGACGGAGAAGACTGATGACGGAACAGGAATTTTTCGATGCCTGCGGCCACAAGGGCTTCAGCGAGCTCCAGACGGAGGACGGCAAGACCCTGCGGGTGCTGGCCTACCATATCGGCCAGCAGGATGCCCGCCTGCGGGTGCGCATCTCGTACAGTACCACGGAGCTCGGGCGACGTCTGCGTGGCCAGGAACGGGTGACCCTCTGGGGCAGCAACTGGCGCGTAGTCCGCGGTCATGCCCAGGAGCGGGCCGAGGTCATGCAGGCCATGCTGGAGAGCGAGATCAGCTATGCCTGAGCTCTATCGTGTCGATGCCGACTGGCAGGACTGGCTGTCCGAGATCTGGGATGAGGTAGACAGTATCGCCTCCGAGTCCAGGCTCCGGCAGGCTGTGGTCCGGGCCACCAATGACACGCTCACGCATATGCGCAGTTTCCTGTCGAAGGGGATCCGCGCCACCTACTACGTCAAAAAGGCCGATATCGACGCCGCCATGCAGATCGTCAAGGCCCGCCAGCGCGGCCGGAACATCGAGGGCCGTCTGAGCTTCCGTTACCGGCAATCGTTGCCCCTGTCGCAGTTCGGCGCCCGGCAAGGCAAGACCTATGTCTCGGTCAAGGTCTTAAAGGCCAATCGTGCGCGGCGCATCCAGCCCGGCGGCGAGAAACAGATCCTGGCCACGAAAAAGGGCCGGGCCGCGGTGTGGATTGCCAGGGGGCATGTGCTGGCTCGCGTGGAAGGCCGGGAAAAACCGCTGCCCCTGTACGGCCCCAGCTTCATGGCCTTTTTCCGCTCTCCGGAGAACGAGGCGAGTATCGCTCGAGAAGAGAGCGCATGGATGCTCAAACGCCTGCACCATCATGTGCGGCGTCTGCAGGAGGACTAAATGCCTGACGACTACCAGCCTACGCAATTCGAGCAGGTCCTGGACCGCGACATGGAGCTGGTCTTCCAGGCCCCTCTGGGCGCCGGGATCAGCGTGACCCTGGTGACCGAGGACGGCAGCACCCACGAGCTGCGGGCCATGTTCGCCACCTCGGGAGCAGAGCCGCTCTCAGGCGTTGCCAGTGCACCGGTGGTCAGCGTGGCTCCCACCCTGCACGTGCCCCTGCGCGATGTGCAGGCGGCGCTGGGGCGTCCCCTCTCCACCCGGGACCGCGTCATCGTGCGCGGCCGTACCTACCGCGTCCTGAATCCGCAGGACGACGGTTACGGCCTGATGGAGTGCAGGCTGCTGGAGGCCGCCCATGTCTGATGTCCTGTTCGCCTGGGGCGGCGTCCATCCCCGCACGCTCATCCGTCGGGCCGTCTGTCAGGTCATGCGCGAGCATGACGGTCTGGCCGCTCTCATTGGTGCCCGGATCTGGCCCAACCGCATGGAGCACTGGTTCCGCGGTGAGCTCCCGGCGGCCGGTGTCTATACCGTCAGCGAGCAGCGCGTGGAGTCCGATACGCGGCCCGAACCGCAGGAGCGGGTCATCTCCCTGGCCGTTGAGCTGCTGGGCGGGGAGCTGGAGGCCGTGGACGATACGCTGGACGCCCTCTGCCTCCAGGCAGAGCGGGCCGTGCTGCGCCTGGACGCCATCGGCCGGGCCATGGGCGCCATCGTGGACGCCAGTCTGCCCGAGCCCCTGCCGCTGGTCCGCGGTACGCACCCGGCGGACACGCTGCTCTCCATCACCCACACCGGCACCGAGCTGGGCATCGTGACCGACGGTGCCCGCGAGTACGGCGTGGCCACCCTGAATTTCGACCTGGAATACCAATGGCCGACGGTCCCCCCGGAGCTGGCCGATTTTTTGCTGGCCCACACGGACTGGTACGTCCACCCCGGTGATGACCGGGTGGACATGATCTCACAGGTAAACTTTGACCAGGAGTGATCTGATGCCCCATCCCACCACCATGCTTATCGTGCCCGCCGTGCGCGATGGCCGTCCCCTGCGCATCGCTGATCCGCAGTCCGGCCAGTATCTTCCGGCCACGGGTGCCGTGGTCCCACGTTCCGCGTTCTGGCTGCGCCGTCTCAAGGACGGTGATGTGCAGCTCAAGCCCGCTGCCAAGGAGGTCTAAATGTCCATCGCCTTTAACGTCCTGCCCGATACCGTCCGCGTGCCTTTTGCGTATGCCGAATTCGACGGCTCCGGTGCGTCTGATGATCCGGCCCTCATGCCCTACACCGTGCTCATGGTAGGGCAGATGCTCGACAGCGGCACGGCCGAGGCCGGGACCGTACAACGTCCCATGAGCGCTGCCCAGGCCGCCACCCTCTTTGGTGAGGGCAGTCAGCTGGCCGCCATGTGCGCCGCCTACCTCAATGCCAACAGCATCACCAAGATGTTGGCCATCGGCGTCAAGGATGCCGAGGAAGGTACGGCCGCCAAGGGGGCCCTGACCATCAACGGCACCTGCGTCAACGCAGTACCGCTCTGCCTCTACATCAACGGCAAGCTGGTGCGTGCCGCCGCGCCCCTTGCCGCAGAGGCATCCGCCGTGGCCGAGAATCTGACCAACGCCATCAATGCCGACAAGAGCCTGCCCGTGACGGCCACCTTCAGTGGTGGCGAGGTCAGCCTGACCGCCCGTCACAAGGGCGAGTGCGGTAACGATATCGACCTGCGCATCTCGTACTACGATGAGGACAAGCCCGGCGGCCTGACCTTCAGCTTCACCAGGATGGCCGGCGGCGCCGGCAATCCTGATCCGGCTCCGGTCATCACGGCCATGGCAAACGACCAGTACCACGTCATCGCCTGGCCGTGGACGGACAGCGCCAGCCTTGCCGCCCTGCGCGATGAGCTGGCGGACCGCTGGGGCCCCCTGCGCCAGATCGACGGACAGGCCATCGTGGTCAAGCGCGGCAGCTATGGCGACGTGACCACCTTCGCGGGCGAGCGCAACGACAAGCATCTGACTGTCTTCGCCTCCGAGGGCAGCCCCACCTCTCCCTGGGAGGACGCGGCCGCCACGGCGGGCGTCATCGCCTACTACGGCAACAGCGATCCGGCCCGGGGCTTTAACACCCTGCTGGTGCCGGGCGTCCTGGCTCCAGCTCCGGCCGACCGCTGGACCGACTTCCCCGAGAAAAACCAGGCTCTCTTCGAGGGCGTATCCACCCGCTATGTGGCTCCGGATGGCACGGTGCGCCTGCAAAAGTGCATCACCACCTACCGCCTCAACGACCTGGGCGCCGAGGACAAGGCTTTTCTCTCCCTCAACAGCCCGCTGACGCTCTCCTACCTGCGTTACGACTGGAACAACTATTTGAGGACAAAATATCCGCGCCACAAGCTGGCCTCTGATGCCGATGCCGCCCGCTATGACGCCAGCCAGCCCATCATGACACCCAAGCTGGGCCGGGCCGAAGCCATCGCCCGCTTCATGGATGCGTGGCTGCCCATGGGGCTGGTGGAAGGCAGCGAGCAATTCAAGGCGGCGCTGCTCTGCGAGCGCAACGCCAAAAACGAGAATCGGCTGGACTGGCTGCTGCGGCCTGATCTGGTCAACCAGTTCGAGGTGGCCGGGACCCTGATCCGGCACATCGTCTAAGGGGAGGTGAGGAATATGGGAAACGGAACCAACAATCGGCGGGCAGGCATCATCTACGTCAAAGTGGACGGGAAGCAGTACGACGCCAAGGGCGCCTATACCTACAATCTGGGCAAGCCCAAACGTGACGCCATCATCGGCGCCGACGGGGTGCATGGCTACAAGGAAACGCCGCAGGTGGCCTTTATCGAGGGGGCCGTCACGGACAGCGATGAGCTGGATCTGGCGACCCTGGTGACGGCCGACAACGTCACCGTCACGCTGGAGCTCAACAACGGCAAGGTGGTCACCCTCTCCAATGCCTGGTTTGCCTCCGAAGGCAGCGGCAGCACGGATGAGGGCGAGATCGCCGTGCGTTTCGAATCGCGGCGCGAGGCCGTGGAAAGCAATTAGGGAGCGTCATATGGAACCCATCGTCATCAAGCTGACCGTGCCGCTGACCCACGGCGCCGAGACCATCACCGAGCTGCGCATCACCCGCCGCCCCACGGCGGGCGACCTGCGCGGCGTCAAGATCAGCGAGCTCACGTTCGACGACATCATCACCGTGGCCTCCCGCCTGGTGGCCCTGCCGCCCAGCGTGCTCAACACTATGGACCTGTCCGATTTCACCGAGCTCTCCGGCGTTATCGGCGCTTTTTTCGGGAGTGGCCAGCCGACTGGGATGACGCTCTGACCCTGCTGGCCTGGCTGTACCACTGGCCCCCCTCGGAGCTGGAGCGGATGACCGCCCGTGATCTGGCCTGGTGGGCTGAGCGAACCAAAAAACTGCAAAAACTCATGGAGCATGACTGATGGCCGAGGGCAAGCAGAGCCGGTTTGACCTGATCATCAATGCCGTGGAGCGTGTCTCGGGACCGTTCCGCCGCATCGAGCAGGCTATGGAGGGGATGAGCAAGGGAGCAGAGAAAGCTAGCGCATCCATGAAAGAGGCTACTCAGCATATAGCAAACACTGAAGAAGCTCTTCATACGCTCCATAGCAATGCAGAAAAATTGGATAAGTCTCTAGGAAACCCGAAGGGCCTGCAGCGCCTTTCCGGCAGCATCGGCAACGTGCGGGACAAGCTCCAGGGCATGGTGCAGCAGGGGCAGGCGGGGCTGGAGCGTCTGGGCGCTCTGGCGGGGCGCCTGTCCCTGTTGTTCGGCGCTGCCGGTGGGGGCGCCTTCGCCCTGGGCACCGAGGCTGCCACGGCAGCCGCCGAGGCCAGCAAATTCGCCAGCATGGTGGGCCTGTCCACCGGCAACTGGCAGGAGTACGCGGGCGCGGCCACGATGGCGGGGATGGAGGCCGATGAACTGGCCAGCCTGATGCTCACCCTGCAGGAGCGGGCCGTCAATGCGGCCCGCGGCGAAAAGGGCGATATCGAGATGCTCCAGCTCATGGGCATCAGCGCCAAAAACGCCAAGGGCGAGCTCAAGAACGCGGATACGCTCCTGCTGGAACTGGCCGACCGCGTCAAAAAAATGCGCGAGGCCGGCGAGATGGGCAAGGCCGCGGGCATCATGAACCAGCTGGGCGGCGAGGAAGGCGCCCGCCTCCTGGATCTGCTCAAGAATGGCCGCGAGGGCCTGCTGGCCATGCGCAAAGAGGCCCGGGAACTGGGGCTCGTCCTCTCGGATGAGGCCCTCGAGTCCGCCCTCGAGTACGGCTCCGCCATTAACCGTGTCAAAGCCACCTTCCGGGGGCTGGGCCTCACACTGGGCAAAACCTTTCTCCCCTCGCTGACCAAACTGCTGGACAAATTCCAGGCCTGGCTGCAGGTGCAGCGCGACATCATGTCCGCCGGATTTGAGCGATGGATAGACGGACTCGACCTGGATGCCGTCTGGAGATCCGTAGAAAACTTTTTTGCCTCTCTGGGCCGTCTGGGCAGGATGCTGCAACGGGCAGCCGATCTGTGCGGTGGCTGGAGCAATGTTTTGACGGCACTGGTGGTCCTCATCTCCGGCAAGGCATTGCTGGCCCTGGGCTCGCTGGCTCTGGCCTTCGGCCAGCTGGGCATGGCCATGCTCACCACTCCCGTAGGCTGGTTCGTGGCTGCCGTGGCTGCCATCGCCGGAGCGGCCTATGCCATCTACAAAAACTGGGATGGTCTCGTGGCCTATTTCTGGGGAATTTGGGAGAGCGTGAAGGCGGCCTTCGAGGAAGGCTGGGTTCAGGGCGTCATGCGGGTGATGTTCAGCTTCAAACCGTCCCGCTGGATCACGGACGGACTCAATGAGCTGGTGGCCACCCTCACCGGTGTGGACCTCTACAGCATCGGCGGTCAGTGGATCGATGGGCTGCTCCGGGGCATCAAGCAGGGGTGGCAGCAGCTCACGGGCTGGCTCGACAAAGGGCTGGACTCCATCGCCGGCATTTTCCGGAGCGACGATGACGGCAAAGGGACAGCCTCGGGAGCCGCAACCTCTACCCTGCCCATGGCCGATCCGCTCAACATGGTGCCCGGCGCCAAGTCCATGATGCAGCTGGTCCGCAGTGAACGAGTCATCCGGCAGGAAAACACGGTGCGCATCATCGCCCCCGAAGGCATGCGCCTTGAAGGTGAAGGCCAGGGCCGCGGCCTGGATGTGCGCGGCGATGTGGCCGAGGCCGGGGTCCTCAACGCAGGAGCCATCTGATGGATCTGTGGAAAATGCAGCTTCGGGCCGCCAGCTTTCGGGGCGTGTCCTTCGGGGTCACGGCGGATGAAAGCGAGGGCGGCCGCCGCACGGTGACGCATGAATTCCCCCAGCGCGAGGCGCCCTACGTGGAAGATCTGGGCGGTGCGCCGCGGCGCTTCACGGTCCAGGCCTTCGTGCTGGGCAGTGATTACATGAGCCGCCGCGACGCGCTGGAAGCGGCCCTGCAACAGCCGGGGCCAGGTACGCTGGTGCATCCGTGGTACGGCGAGGTGCAGGTCAGCCAGACCGCCCCCTACAAGGTCCGGCACAGCGCCCAGGATGGCGGCATGGCCGTCTTCCAGCTCTTTTTCTGCCGCGATACCGAGCCCAACAGCCCGGCCGCCAGCGTCAACCAGGGGCTCCGGGCCCGCCTGGAAGCGGGGACGGCGGGCCTGCTGGCCTGCGACAGCTTCGACAGCGCCCTGCGCCTGACAGGACAGACGGAATGGGTAGTCAGCCAAACCTACAGCCTCATCGTGGATGCCGTGAGCACGGTACAGGCCGTCATGCACGGCGACATTTCCACTGTGGTGGATCTGCTGGGCGCGGCCACGGGCTATGACCTCATGCCGCTGGCCAGCGTGGGGCAGCACCTGTGGAGCGTGCTGCAAACCATCGGCGGGCAGTCCGGGCTCTCTGATGCGGCCGTGTCCGGACGCTGGGCCAGTGTGGCCCGCACCGACTTTTTGCAGACCGTGCCGGACAACGTGGGCTCCCTGCGTGCGGTGATCCTGAGCAATGGTCATGCCGTGGAAAATCTGGTGCGCCGTCTGGCCCTGGTGGAATCGGCCCGTGCCGCCACTACGGCCCAGCCCGCCAGCCGGAGCGAGGCGCAGCAGCTACGCTACGATTTTCTTGATGCAATGGATGAAGTTCTGGCTCTGGAGCCGGTGATCCCGGGAATGACGCAGGCCAGCGGTGTGAACCGCATGGAGATAGAGCTGATCGCCTCTCTGGCCAGTCTGCGTTCCGGTACGCTGGCCACACTGGCCGAGGCCGCCCGGCGGGCACCGGAGGTGGTGACCATCACCCCGGCCTGTGTGCTGCCTTCGCTGGCCCTCTGCTACCGCCAGAGCGGCGGCGTGGACCTGGAGGCGGATCTGGTAGCCCGCAACCGTCTCATCCATCCGGGTTTCGTGCCCGTGGAACCTCTGGAGGTGCTGCGTCATGCCTGACGACATCATCCTGCGTATCGATGGCGTGGACTGGACTTACTGGACCTCTGTGCAGGTCACCCGCCAGATGGATGCCATCGCCGGGACGTTCTCCCTCTCTTTGGCCGACAAATGGATCGGCGGCGCCCAGGCGCTGCCCATCGCCGCGGGCATGGCCTGCCAGATCCTCATCGGCGGCGAGCAGGTCATCGACGGCTACATCGATCAGGTCCGCCCCTCATTTTCCGCCACGGCGCACGGCATCAGCGTTACCGGACGCGATAAAAGCGCCGATCTGGTGGACTGCGCTGCCATCCACAGCCCGGGGCAATGGCTCAACTGCACCGTGCTCCAATTGGCCCAGGCCCTGGCCAGCCCCTTCGGGGTGAACGTCACGGCCGAGGGCGACGTGGGCGCGCCCATTGCCAGCTTCAAGCTCGAGGAAGGCGAGACAGCCTTCGAGGCCCTGGATCGTGCCCTGCGCCAGCGGGAGCTCATGGCCTGCCCGGATGGCAAGGGCGGCATGGTGCTGCTCAAGGCCGGAGCGGGCACAGCCAGCGGCAGCCTGCGACAGGGGGAGAACATCCTTTCGGCCGAGGGGCAGTTCGACATGGCCGACCGTTTTTCAGACTACATCGTCAAGGGCCAGAAACCCGGCACGGACAAGGGCTGGGGCAAGGAGGCCTGCGCGGTGCGCGGCCAGTACCGCGACCAGGCCGTGCAGCGTTACCGGCCCATGCTGATCCGGGCCGAGCAGTCCGGGGACAGCAGCAACGCGCACCAGCGGGCCGCATGGGAATGCAGCGTGCGGGCCGCCCGGGCCGTGACCGTCACGGCCACGGTGCAGGGTTTCCGGCAGCAGGGCGTGGGCCGGGAGCAGTCCGGCCCCCTCTGGCAGCTCAACCAGATGGCCGATGTGGATCTTCCCTATCTGCGCATCAGCCAGCGCCTGCTGGTGGCCGGGGTGGAGTTCCGGCGTGACGCCACGTCGGGCAGCACCACCCGCCTCACCCTGCGCGACCCGGCCGCTTTTAAGCCCGAGCCCCAAAAAGAGGAAAAGGGCGGCTCCGGCAGCGGTGGCGGCGATGCCAAAATGGAGAAGGAAGTGGACCTGCAGACCCGCCTGGCTCAGGACGCCGCGGCACGGCAAAAGGCCATCAAATGAGCGACCGTCAAACTATCCGCCTTCTGGAGCGATTGTCCCGCCGCATGCGTAACATCGTGGCGCGTGGTGTCATCTCGCTGGTGCGCGATGCCCACAAATGGCAGTCCACCCAGCTGGAGCTGCTGGACGGCGAGGTCCTGGACGATGCCGAGCGTGCCCAGCAGTACGGTTTTTCCTCCGTTCCCCATGCCGGAGCCGAGGCTGTCGTGCTGTTCGTGGGCGCTGACCGCTCGCATCCCGTGGTGCTGGCCGTGGATGACCGGCGCTACCGCGTGCAGGCCCTCAAGGACGGCGAGGTGGTGATCTACACGGACGAAGGCGACCGCATCCACCTCAAGCGCGAGCGCACCATCGAGGTGACCACCAGGCATTTCGTGCTCAAGGCCGAGGATGACGTGCGCATCGAGACCAAAAATTTCAGCGTCCAGGCCGCCCAACATGTGCAGGTAGAGACCGCCAGCACGCAGTTCGCCACCGGGGCGCTGGCTTTTGGCGGCCAGGGCGGCGGTGCCGTCACGGCACAGCTCACCGGCGGCATCGTGGCCTCGCAGGATCTGCAAAGCAACGGCGGCGCCGTCTCCCTGAACCGGCATGTGCATTCTGGCGTACAGGCCGGTGGTGATACGACAGCCAAGCCCGTGGGAGGATAGCGTGGATATCTGTCTGCATTTTGACCAGGAGCATGGCCTGTTCGACGTCCTGCTCTCCGGACCGCTGGCCGACCTGCAGGGCGATGAGGGCCTGATGACGGCGGTGATCATCTCCCTGTTTACGGACGCGCGGGCACATGACGACGATCCCCTGCCCGATGAGCGTGTGGGCGTACCCAGCGACCGGCGCGGCTGGTGGGGAGACTGCCTGCCCGACGCCCAGGGCGAGCAGACGCCGGAGAGCATCGGCTCCCGGCTCTGGCTACTCTGGCGGGAGAAAGATCTGGACAGCGTGGTGGCCCGTGCCCGGCAGTATGCCGAAGAGGCCCTGGCCTGGCTGCCTCGCGAGGGCCATGTCAGCTCCCTGAGTGTCAGTGTAGAGCGTGTGCAGCCGGGCCATCTGGGCATCGGTGTGAACCTGCAACCGTCCGGCAGTGACGCTCCCGGCCGCGAGTGGCGTTTCATCTACGATTATCAGCAATCCCAGCCGGTAAGCGTCCGGCTGGAGATATAGGAGGCAGCCATGGCTTGGGAACGTCCATCCCTCTCCAGCCTGTATGAGCGCATCGCCCGGGATTTCTCGGGCCGACTGCTGGATGGCTCCACCCTGCTCCGCCGCTCCGTGCTGGCGGTGCTGGCCAAAGTCTGGGCCGGAGCCTGCCACATGCTGCACAGCGTACTGGCCTGGCTCTATCTGCAGGTCTTCGTGGACACGGCCGAGGGCGAATACATGGAACGCTGGGCCGGTGTCTGGAACATCTCCCGCCTGCCTGCTGTGGCAGCCGCAGGCGATGTTCTCTTTACCGGACAGAGCGGGACCATCATCCCGGCGGGTACCCTGCTGCAAGATCAGACCAGCGGGCTGCGCTATGCCGTGGCAGACAGGAGCATCATTGCCGAAGGGCGCGTCCAGGCCCGTGTGGTCGCTGTGGAAAGCGGTGCTGCCGGAAATCTGGCCGCCGGACAGCCGCTGAGGCTGCTCTCCCCCATCGCCGGTGTGGAGAGCGTGGCCGTGGTGCAGGCCGGGGGCCTTGTGGGCGGCGTGGATGTGGAGAGTGACGATGCCCTGCGTGCCCGCGTGCTGGAACGCCTGCGCCAGCCGCCCCGCGGCGGCAGCATGGCGGACTATGTACGCTGGGCCAAAGAAGTTCCGGGGGTGACCAGGGCGTGGTGCTATCCCATGCATCTGGGCATCGGCACCGTAGGCGTCTGCTTTGTCTGTGACGGGCAGGAAGACCCCTTTCCCAGCAAAGAGATGGAACAGCGCGTCAGGGAGCACATCGAGCCCCTGCGCCCGGCTACTGTGAAAGAGATGAGTGTCTTCGGCCCCGAGCCGCTGGACGTGACCGTGCGTCTGCGCATCTCTCCGGACACGGAGGCGCTGCGTGCCGCCATCACGGCGGAGCTGGGCGATGTTTTCGCCCGCTATGGTGCCCCGGACAGCGTGATCTACCGCTCGATGCTGTCCGAGGCCATCTCCCTGACGCCGGGTGAACAGGACCATGTGCTGCTGGAACCGGCGGAAAATATCATCGTGCCCGCCGCCTACCTGCCGCGGCTCACGCAGGTGATCTTCGAGGGCGAGGTGGACCACCATGCCTGAAACCAGCCTGCGTGTCCGTTCCGCCTCTGACTACCTGCGCATGCTCCAGCACCTGCTGCCGCAGGGGCCGGCATGGACCCGTGCTCCGGGCGCCGTGCTGACCGCGGTGCTGCGGGCCTCGGCCGATGAGCTGGAACGTCTGGACATGGCCATGCATCTGTTGCTCATCGAGATCCTGCCCACCAGCGCCATCGCCGGTCTGGAGGACTGGGAGCGTGTGCTCGGCTTGCCTGATGACTGCCTTCCCGCCGGGAGCACGCTTCAGGAGCGGCGCAGCGCCGTGCTGGCCAAGCTGCGCGACGAGGGGCGCCAGGATCTGGCCTACTGGTATGGTGTGGCCGATTCGCTGGGCTACGACGTGACCATCGAGGAACACTGGCCCTTCTGCTGCGGCATCCACCAGTGCGCTGATCCGTCCGGCCTGACGCCGGAAGAGATCCAGGCCCATCCCGAGATCGGCTATCTGGCCGTGCCGGAGATCCGCTGGTGGTGGAACGCCATCGTCCACGGCGACAGGCTGCTCCGCTTCCGCTGCGGCGAGAGCCTGTGCGGCGAGCGCCTTATGGACTGGCGAGCCGCCGCCTCCCTGGAGTGCGTCATGCGCCGCGACAAACTGGCCCATACCCTGCTGACCTTTACCTACGAGGAAGGAGAATAGCCATGAAATACAATCCCCCCGCCGGATCCCAGGACCCGGATGCCAAGTACGTTACCGGTCAGCCCGGCAAGGTCCGCGGCAGCGCCGTGCCTGCTGAGGCCGTGGAACATCCCCAGCGCGAGATCGTGGAGGTCATCAAAAAAGCCGGGCTGGATCCCGACGGCGATGACCTGACCCAGCTTTGGCAGGCCATCGAACAGATCATCAGTGCCAAGGCCCCTATCGCCACCAAGGAAAAGCCCGGCCTCGTGCAGATAGGCGACGGGCTGGCCATCACGCCGGAAGGCCTGCTCTCCGTGCTGATCGCCAGCACCTCGCAGGCGGGCCTGGTCAAACCCCGCTACGGCCTGAAGATCGGCAAGGACGGCAGCCTTGACGTGGACTTCGGCGACATGCCCACGGACAAGTTCGAGGAACTGCTCAAGAGTATCAGGGTGCCCATCTGGCTGACGAAGAACAAGGATTTCTATGTCAATGGCACGACGGGTAGTGACACACTGGACGAGGGAAGAGGAGAGAGCTTAGAAAAAGCATTCAAGACAATTCAAGCAGCAATCAATTATGTTTGTGACAGCTATAATATTGGAAAATATATATGTTCTATAAATGTAATGGATGGCGTGTATAATGAATATATACGACTTTCTAAATACAATTCAACAACGGGATATATTGTATTAAAAGGGTTAAACTCTTCTCTAGATTCAGTAATAAGTGGAGCAATTATTGGTGAAGAATCTACTGGGCGTTGGGATATTAGCTTCTTAACGGTTCGAAACCGCGCTGGTGAACCATCCGTAGGCTCCAATGGGTATTACGGAATTTTATCCCAGTCTGGGTCGACAATAAATATTATCGAATGTGCTATTGATTTACCCAATGCGGCTCCTACTGGAAGATGGAAGTTTCACGTCGCAGTTGACGGCGGGACGATAGCAATCAGGTCAAAAACAGATGGTAGTGCGGGGCTTATATGCTCTGCCGGTAGCTCATCCGATCTTAGTGGCATCGTGCGCGCTATAGGATCAGGAAATGTGAATATGTTGAGTAACATCGCATGTAACGGACTTTCTGTCCAAAACAGTACGCTGGTAATTAGTGAAGGGTCTACATTTCGAATAACGACACCTGCTGGCCGTACCCCTCCTATATTTACGGGTAGTGTCACGGGAAAACGGTATGATGTATATCTGAATGGAATAATTAATACAGGCAGGATGGGCGAGGAATTTGTCCTAGGTACCATACAAGGCTCATCTAGTTCCGGTGGGCAGTACAGTTAGGAGGCCATATGTTTTACCAAATTTCCGACGGCCGCCTGTGGGACGTGGATGCGGCCAAGTTTGTAGACCAGCCCCCCGAAGGCGCGGAGATCATCCCCCTGTATGCGGACGGCAATCCCGCCGGGGAAGACTATCTGCGGCGCACGCTTGAGTTCTACGGCTACCCTGTGGGGCCGGAGCTGCTGACGCTGGAGGAGCTGAAGGCGGCAAAGCTGGCGCAGATCAACGAAGGCTGCCAGTCCGCACTGGCGGCCCTGACGCCGACCTACCCGGAAAAGGAACTGCTCACCTTCGAGCGACAGGAGCGCGAAGCCCGCGCCCTGCTGGCCGGTGACGGCAGCGACGTGGCGCACATCACGGCCATCGCCTCGGGCCGGGGCATCCCGGTGGAAGAGCTGGCCCGCAAGATCGTGGCCAAGGCCGATGCCTTTTCTCTGGCCTCCGGCCTGCTCATTGGCCAGCGCCAGCGATACGAAGACCTGCTGGAGGACGCGCCGACAAAGGAAGCCGTGGCCGCCATCCAGCCTGTCTACACGCTGCCGGAGGTACAGGCATGACGCGGGGCGAGATCATCCGGCACAACGGCTGGCAAACCATCGTCTCTCTGGACCAGACGCTGCATTGTTTGGGCGGCCTGCTGTCCTCGTTGCTGCTTGCCTGTATCCGGGCCCCGGCCCTGCCTGCGGTCTGGGCGGACGAAACACTGTCCTCCCACTGCTGGCGCTGGCATCTGTATGGCATACGCAGCTGGCCCTGCCGCCTGGTGGATACGCTGTTCTGGTGGCAGAAAGCCCATTGCCGCAGCGCCTACGAGAGCGAACGCGACGGGCGGCAACTGCCCCCGGAGCTGCGGAGCCTTTGATCTGGAGACCGGTATGGAAGGCAAGCCAACGGCAAAAGAGTGCGGCCAAGGCGTGCCGTTCGAGCGCGTGCGGCGAATCACCGGCTACCTGGTAGGCACGCTGAAGCGATTCAACAATGCCAAGCGGGCCGAAGAACGGGATCGCGTCAAACACGCAACGGGGGGGCAGCTGGATGACAAACAGTGAAGGGGCTGGCAGCTCCGGCTGCATCATCGAGGACCAGGAATCACCCCATCAGCGCCCCGCCGCTATAAAAGCCGCTGATGGAGGTCATGGGCCATGCAGACCCGACCATGCTGCCCGGCTATCAGCATGGTCGGGTCCGGCTGCGAAAAAAGCCGTCAATACTGCCCCGGGACTGGGAATAAATACAAAAAAATGAGTAAAATCAGCTAGAAAAAACTTGCAACCTCTCTGGAGAAGATCGAACACACGTAAATTGTGAATCACGATAAATTTCAAGAGGTTGTAAATATGAAAAAGCTGCAGGTCGTCTTTACGAGCAAACCCTTTGATCTGGAAGAAGTCCTCTACTGGCAGCAGTCCGGGATCAGGCCGGAGCGCGTCGAGATCGCGGAGACCGTGCGCCTCAGCCCGACGCCTATGATGAGCTGATCAGCGATTTTTGCCGGTCCAGGGCCTGGCTCCGGGGTAAGGGAGGGCGGCAAAACTGCCTGCTGGTACAGGCTCTGGGGCGCCGCTCTGTGGTCATCGATCCGCAGGGCTACGACTACGCCCGCTATGTGGCTCTGGCCTAAAAATGGAGCCGGGGGAAACCCCGGCTTTACTTTATTTGGAGATGGAGAACACAAAGATGATTTTATATCTCGGTAGATTTACTTTAAAAAATCAATAATTCTCTATTTCGTTTAAGGAAAACCCTTCACGTTCCTTACACACAATATGCAATTTACATGGAAGCTTTAATTTATATCGTGTCAGACTATATGATTTTAATATTATTTCAAGTATTTTTTGTTGCGTAAGTGACTCATCCCACATCCGAGTAACTCCTGAACCTAATATTGGCATATAGACATCTTTTCCTCCATAGTATTTATCTATTTCTTTCCATAGAAGATTCAGACATTCAATAAACTCGTCATAACTCATACATCCTAAACCATCTTTATTTAATTTTGCAAAAGCCAACAACAAATCATCTCCATTAGGAAGTAAGGTCCCTGACTCATATCTTATTTTATTTTGAAATAGAGAATTTGTTGCAGATGCTTTAATGTTATACTGTTTTAACAATTTACGTATCTGATGATTTTTTATATTCGTCTTTTGAATATACTGACCACAAAGTGATGTTTTATTTATTTCGTAAGTTTTTTCACCGACATCTGTTGAGAAGCATTCATCAAAGTTTATGATCCGCTTTCCATTACACTTACTAAGGATATCTCCGTATTCGATATATATTGAATAGCCTATTTTTTTTATAACAACAGTGCTTCTAAATTTTTTATATATAAATACAATAATTTTGATTATCAAAAATATAAAAATAAACAATAAAATTTTAATTATCGCAACCTTAAAATCATCAGAAATATTTGCTTTTATATTC